AGTCCAAGCTGGCCACGCCATTGGCGGTGCCGCGCTGCGACACCAGCAGGTAGCCGTTGCTGGGCACCGTGTAGAAGAACTGCGGCGAGTTGTGGATGTCGTACGGCGACCCGCCGATCGGGTACTGCTGGAGGTAGACCAGCGGGGTCTGGCAGTCGATGCGCTCCTCCACCCGGTACATCCACCCGGTGGGGCTCAGGTGCGGATCGTCGGTGGCCATCAACGTCACGTAGATGCGCCCGTTAGCGTCGAGCGTCGCCACGATCGGCTCCGGCTGAAGCGCCGCCAGGGTTCCCGAGTCGACCAGCACCGCGTTCGGGGTGAAGGTGACGGTGCCGGTCGGCGTAGGCCCCCCGGGGATGCTTGACGTCCACGTGCCGGTCACGTCGACCGTCGCGACGTCGATGGGGAAGCCCACGCCCGCCCCCCGTCTAGTTCGCCGGCTTGATGGTGCCGCCCCCGTTAGCGGCCAGGAACGTCTCCAGAACCACCTGGTCAGTACTGGTCAGCCGTGACCCGTTGTTGGCCACGGCCTCCTTCAGTTGCGCGGTCGCACCGCTACCGCATCCACAGGGCATCTACATCCCGCCTTTCTCCGCCATGATGACGCCGTTCCCCCCGCCGATCTTCTTGGCCGCGCGCAGGGCACGCAGCTTGCGGGCCTTCGCCTTCGAATCGTCGGCGTCAGCCACGTCCATCTTCGCCAGCGCGGCCGTCGCCCGCGCGAAGGTCGACTCCAGTTCGCGGTTGCGCTTGAACAACTGCATGGCCAGGGCGTCCACGTCGAACGTCGGCGCGGCAGCGCTCGGGGTGCTGTCGTCCGGCTCCAGCGTGCCGGCAGCCACCAGCGCCTGCTGCGCGCCGGCCACCATGCCGGCGCGCGCGCGCGGAATCGGGAAGCCAGGCGAGTTGACGGCCAGGGCGTGCACGAGTTCGAGGTTCGCGCCGATGCGCCGCCAGTCGCCGGAGAGGGGCGAGCGCTTCAGGGCGGCCAGGTCCGTACCCGGCAGCGCAGCCCCGGCAACCCAGATGCCGTAGGCGTCCTCGCCCGCGCGCACCACAGCCGCCTGCGTGCTGGTCGCATCGTAGTGTTCGACGGCCGCCCGGAAGCCGGAGCGCACGTCGGCGTGGCCGCCGCCCATGGAGATGCGGCCCACGGCCATCTCACCCTTGTCGGTGTCGACGGCGCCGGTGTGGAAGTAGGCGTACCCAGTGCGCGACTTCGGGGCGGTCGTGCACGCGTTGGGGATGCCGGTGTGGCAGGTGCCCCAGGTGGCCAGGTGGCCGAACACGCGCCCGTCAGGGGAGACGGTCAGCGGGGTCGGGCCGCCCAGCTTCGGGTCCTCGAACCAGGTGGCCGGCAGGGGGGCGTGGTCGGTGGTCTCGTTCATGCTGGCCGCTGCCACCATCGCCTCCTGAACCAGGGACGCGTAGTCCTTGTCGGTGTCGTCGCCGGCCGAGCGGTCGTCGTCGTTGTCACTGTCCGGGTCGATCCGCTTGCGGATGCTGCTCAGTACGGAACGCATGCGCGCCTGGTCGGCGGACGGGACCACCGTGCCGCCTCGGCCGCCGTTGAGTACCGCCGCAGCGGCCGACACGGCCTTGGGAACGATCTTCAGGTCCCCGCCGATGACGTCGGCGATCGGGAACTTGTAGGCGGTGACGTTCTGGCCAGCCCCGTCGCCGGCCCACAGGAACGCCCGGCCGTACTTGGCCATGTCGTCGCCAGCCCACGCCTTCACCCGGCGCGCGGCGCTGGCCGCATCCCAGGCGGTGTCGGCATCGGCAACCGGCAGGTCCGCCCAGCCGGACGAGCGCACGGCTGCCGTCATGGCCCCCCGGTTGGCCTGCACGCGCGCCGCGTACTCGTCGGGCTCCATCTCGGTGAGCACCGCCGGGCCGCCGGCCTCGGCGAAGGCAGGGATCTGCACCAGCGTCACCGCGCTGATGCGGCCCCGGGTCACCTCGATGGGGGGGCGCTCCCCGTTGGCCGCGTACTGGCTCTCGTCGCCGATGACGTGGAACTCCATGTCATCGAGGTCCACCGAGGGGCCGACAGCACCGGACGCCCACAGCAGTCGGGCTTCCCTGGCGTCCTCGGCCAGGCGCGGCAACTGCGCCGGGTCAGGCTCGAACAGCAGGCCGAAGCCCCACGGCGCGCCGTTCTCGTCGTACGTGATGCCGTCCACCGTGCCGATGACCGACGAACCGCCGTGCCCCTGCCCGTCCTGCCGCTGCCACTTCAGGGCAACGGGCAAGTCCCGGTTGGTCAGCGCTCCGGCCGCGAACTGGCGCTTGTCGCCGGTCGGCTTCCCGATCGGCGCCAGCAGGGTCGGGCCCCACATGGTGACGCGGGTGCCGCGCGGGTCCGGGCCGGGCGCGTCCAGGGTCGCCTCGTCGCCGGTGGTGGCGAACTCCTGCGCCTGCTCGTCGCACTCGGGGCAGTCGGTCTCGGTCGGCATGCTCAGCTCTCCTCGCTCTGCGGCGCGCGGAACTCCTCGGGGAGATCTTCGTCGACAGTTTGCGGCTGCGTCACCTTGAACACGACGTCTTCGCCGCCGAGGCGAGCGGCCTGGTGGCGCTTGGCCTCGGCGTCCTTCTGCTGCTTGTCGCTCATGCCTTCACGATCTCCACATCTAGCTGCCGCGCGCCGTTCTGCCAGCCATTATCGGCCACCACCCGCAGTTTCATACCGCGCGGAAGGATCAACTCGTTCTCGCTGCTGTGCGTGCCGCCGTGCGCGGAGATGGCCGGCGTGCCCTTGCGGGCCAGTACCCGGAACACCACGGAACCGGATCCGGATCCGGCGAAGCTCTTGGAGGTGGAGTACTCGGTGGAGTGGGAGGCGTAGCCCGGGTCGTAAGCCTCCAGGCCGACCAGGCTCTTGCTGTGCGACCAATGCTGTCCGAACGCCGCCGCTCCGTTGCTGATCCCCCGGTAGATCAGGACGTCCCTGTCCAGCTTGGAGTGCTGCATGGCCGCATCGATGGACTTGATCCGGCTGCCGATCACGCCGCCCGGCAGCTCCCCGGACGCATCGGCTGTGCGCAGGGCCTCGTTGATGTCGATATACCCGCTGCCGGTATATGACATGAGGGCATTCTTGGCATCCGACATCTTCACGGTGCCGAGCTTCTTGTCGTACATGGTGGACATTGCCCCAATGCTCATGATCCCCGCCTCGTGCCCCGCGTGCCCCTTCGCGGCGGAGGCCGCGAGCTTGTTCCAGGCGTTCACCTTCGCCGCCTGGCCCACGGCTACGACCTGCTTGTTCTTGGATCCATGCGGGTCGGTCATGATCTTAGCCGTCTTGGTGTGCTCCACCTTGAACGCCGTCTTGCCCGGCGGCGGCGGGGTGTACTTCACGCCCAGGGCCTTCGCCCAGACGGCCGGGTCGTGCTCCCCCTTGGCGGTCAGCGCGAGCACCCCGCCGGCCGGCGGGGACTCCAGACCGTCCGCGAGCATCTGCTCCACCTCGGAGGCGACCTTGGCCTTGACGGTGCTCTCGATCTCCCCCCCGGAGACGCCCTTCGCCTTCAGCGCCTCGGACAGCTCTGACGGCACCGCGCCCGAGTACTTCTGCGACATCCAGAAGCCGGAAAGGCCATTGACCAGGGTCTGGCCGAACTCCTGCTTGGCCTGCTTGCCGCCCTTGAACGCCTGCTCGACGTCCGCGAGCTTCGTCTGGCCACCCTGGCCGCCGGCCAGCATCGCGACAGCCACATAGGACTTGTGCATCTGCTGTGCATCCACGGTGGACTTGGCCAGCAGCTTGCCGACCGGCGCGGCCTTCACCGCCGGGATCGAGGTCACCGTGCCGGACGTCGGGGCGGCAGGAGCGACATCCGCCGCCCCGTCCGCCTCGCCCAGCAGCAGCTTCTTGCCCAGGGCGTCGTACTTGGCCTTGTTCTCGGGCGAAACGTCCTGCTTCAGGCTCTGCAACTTGACGATGATGTCGGTCTGCTCATCCTTCGACAGGGCGTCGAAGTGCGCCTTCGTCAGCTTGCTGACCTTGGCGTAGTAGCCGAGGTTCGGCTCGGAGAGGATCTTCTTCGCCTCGGCCGCCAGGTCGGATCCGCCCGCGCCGGCCTGCGGTGGGTTGACGTGGGTGGTCCCTGGCAGGCCAAGAATCCCCTTCAGCGCGCCGGCCTTAGTGGTGGGCGCGCTGTACATGGAGGTCACCTTCGCCAGTTGCAGAACGCCGCCGGGTGGGGGCTTCGTCTCGCCGGTCAGGATCATGTGCTTGAACTCGGCGGCGGCCTTCGCCTTGATCGCGTCCTGCTCACTGCCGCTCAGGGGCAGCCCCGACAGATGATGGGTGGCCCAGGCGTTGGAGGCGGCCGTGGCGAACTTCTCGGCCTTCTGGTCGGCGGTGCCGTCCTTCGCCGCATCTTCCCAGATGCTGATGCTGGCCGGGTCGCTGGCCAGGTCCTGCATGGTGGGGGACTTCTCGAAGTTGTACGCCTCGGAGTCCGGGTGGCTGGACAGCGAGACAACCGCCATCTGAGCCTTGGTCATCTGCGCGCCGGTCACCTTGCCCGTTACGGTTCCGCCCGCACCGGCCTGGTGTCCGGCAGCGGTGTGCGGGTCGGGTAGGCCGAACTTGAAGGCCAGCTCCTGGACGTCGCCCTTCTTGTTGGGGTCCAGGAACTTCGCGTACGCCTCGTTCAGGTCTTCCTGGATGGCCTTCTTCGTGTCGGGGCTGAGCGCGTCGAACTGCTCCTTGGTCATCTTCTTGAGGGCGGTCACCTTCTGCTTCGAGGTGCCGGCCAGCTTCACCGCCGATGGCAGGTCCCCGCCGGCAGCCGGCGGGGACGGCTTCTCGGCCTTGCCCGGCGCGCCGTAAACGATCTTCTTGAACTGGTCCCCCACGCCGATCTGCTCGGCGGCGATCTGCGAGCTGGCCTGGTAGCCGCCATCGTGCGCCACGATCAGCTTGCCGATGATGCCCGCCTTGGTGGCCGGCGCCAGCTTGTCGAACTCCTCCTTGTTGACGCCCTCTTTGCTCAAGGCGTCCAGGAACTCTCCGCTGGTGGACTTCGGATCCTTCGCGAGGTCCACAACGTGCATCATCGCGGGGTGCGCGAGCGGACCGGTTACCTTGCCGGCCGGCGCCTCCGGCTGGGCCACCTTGGTCTTCATGGCGTCCAGGTGCTTGGACAGCAGTAGCGGGACACCCTTCTTGCCGGCGTCCACGTGCTGGCGGATCTCGTATTCGAGCTTCTTCAGGTCGCCGCCCGGCAGGTCGCCTTCGGCGACGGCCTTCTTCGCCAAGGCGGAGATCAGCTTATCGACCTTCTCCACCTCGGAAGGCTTCTTGCCCTCGCTCAGCACGCCGCCCTGGAGGAGGGCGTCCTTCACGCTCTGCTTGAACGAAGCCGGCGCCGGGCCGTGACCCTTCGCTTCGCGCATCGCGTCAACGAGCCCGCTGATCGAATCGAACTGCTTGCCCAGCAGGGCCTTCTTCGCCTTGAGCGCGGTCGCATCCTTGGCCTTCTGGTGCGCCGACTGGAGCAGTAGCGGCAGGTCTGGAACGCCCGCGTTGACGTGCTGCTTCAGGTTGCCCAGCAGCTCGGCTTCCTGGTCGGGGCCCAGCTCGGCGTCCACCGCCGCGTCGTGGGCAACCTTCTTGAGCGCGTTCTCGATGACCGGCTGGTCGGCCAGCTTCTCGCCGGGCTTCAGAGCGGCGGCAGTCTCCTCGACCTTCTTCTTGACCAGGTTGGCCTTGACCGGACCCATGACGGCGCCCAGGTTGGCGTTCATCATGTTGATGATGGCCGCCTGCTGATCGGCCAGCTTCGCCTTCGACTTGGCCGCGTGCTGATCGGCCAACTTCTTCTCGATCTCCGCCTTCGTGGCCGGTAGGGCGGCCTTAGCCTGCTCCGGGGTGGGCGCATGGAACGGGGTGCCCTCGGGCGCCTTCGGCACCGGGGCGTAGGTGATCTCCTTCTCCAGGTACTTCGGCACCGGCTTGCCGGCCACCTTCAGGGCGGCGATCTTCGCCTTGCGCTTCTCGTTGAGCTTCGCCACGCGGTCCTTCTCGTACGCGTGGTAGGCCCCGGGCGCCACCGAGTGGAGCATGTGCTTCCAACCCTTGCACGGGCCGGGGTGCAGCGGGTTGCGGCAGAACTCGCCAACCGCGCACCACCAGTGCGCGGAGGAGACCAGGCCATAGAAGTGATCCTCGGGGGGCAGGCCGTACAGCTCCCACTCCTCCGGCGTGCCGGCGGCCACCAGGGCGTCGTCCTCGCGCAGGACGTCGCCGATCAGCTCCAGGCCGTAGAGCTGTGCGACCTGCTCCGACTCGTCGGCCCAGGTCGCGAACTCTTCAAGCAGGTCGGTCACTGCGGCCCCTTGCCCTGGCGGTTCGAGAGGTTAACGTGCTCGCCGGGCCGAACGAGGACCATGGAGCACCTACATTGGATCACTTCCTCGGGCGGTCCAGAAGGGTCGCCCGGGTGCATCAGGGCGGCCCCGCCGACACTGAACGGCTCGTCGAGGGGCACCCGCTGGCCGGTTCCCGGCGTGCCCAGGTCGGCCGCCAGGTGGGTGGGTCGCACCCGATGGTCATGGGTGGCCAGCCAGCCCTTCTCCCAGTCGCCCCCGGCCGTTGCCGCGAAGCCCTTGAAACCGGCCAGCGTGCCCGCGTTGTACGCGCCGATCGTCTCCGTGCGGGCCACGACAACGGCCCGGTTGGTCCAGGTGGCTGAACCTTCGGCGGACAGGATCCGGTGGACGCGCGCCGCCAGCTCCGGCATGCTCTCGCCTTCCCCGGTGCCGGCAGCGATCTCGCTGGTGATCTGGCGATACACCGCGTCGGGGACGTTGACCAGCCGGTTGCGCACACCCTGGAGGTAGCGCTCCACGTGGCCGGGCGGCACCGGCGTGTGCAGCGCCACGTGGCCGGGCGGCACCGGCGTGTGCAGCGCCACGTGGTCGCCGGGGGCTGCCCGGCGCGCATCCTCGAAGGCGACCGTCCAGCCCTGCCGGAAGGCGTCGGAGATCTCGCCGGAGACGATCCGGTCTACCTCCCGACCGAACGCCGGCCGCATGGCCTCGGCCGCGATCGGGTCGATCATGCCGTACGACAGGACGCGGGAGGCGACCTGCGGCAGCCACTCGCGCAGGGCGGCCGTGTAGGAGTGCCAGAGGCGACTCTCCAGGGTCGCCAGGGCGGCCACCCTGCGCCAGCGCAGCGTCAGCCACGGGTCGGGGGCGGCCCGGCGTAGGGCTTCGACGGCAACGGCGGCCTCGGCGGCGCGCTGGGCGCCGGAGGGCCGCTGCTCGTCGGGTTGGGTCACAGCTCCTGCCCGAACTGGGTGGCCTCGATGGTCAGCTCCGGGTAGCTGGCACGCAGGTCGTTCACCTCATGCTGAAAGGTCAACCCGACGGAAGATTTCACCTGAGGGACAAGGCGGTCCACGATGCCCCGTACCAACTGCTGGGAGTGCGGGTCGGACATGCCGATGACGCCACGCGCCCAGTTGTCCGCCCAGTGAGTCAGGACGCTTAGCTCGTGAGCTGTGATCGTGATCTGCTCCTGCATGTTCAGGTCGGCCGGCACGTGCTTCGTGCACCTGCAATGCGGGCAGCCGACCGGCGGGGCGTCATCGTCGAACTCGGATACGCCCCCACAGCAGAGGCAGAGCGCGCGCACCATCATCGGCCCAGGCCCTTCTCCAGCACGAGCGACAGCAGGTCGGACTGGTGGGGCATGCCGCGCACCAGCAGCTCGGCGCAGTAGCCCGACAGTAGATCACGCAACTCCACCGGGTTGATGCCGAAGTGTTCCGCCAGGCGCGGAAGGTGATCCCAGGCGCCGGTCATCAGCTCCACCGCGTGAGCCTGGTCGCGCGGTGTGATGCGGGTGTGCAGCTCGAACCTGGCCACGTCCCCGTATCGGCCCCGGTGGGTACGGTCCAGCAGGCGCGAACCGGCCAGCTCCAGCGCGCGGAAGACCACCTGCTCGGTGGCAGCCGTCAGCGCGGTGTCGGGCGCCTTGCGCCGGCCGCGCTGTGCCGGACTGGTCTGGCCGGCCGGCTGGTCGGGGATGTCGCCGGCCGCACCGGCGCTGTCGAACAGGCTGCCGGAGTCCGGCTGTTGACCCTGCGGCGGCTGCTCCGGTGCGATCTGCTGGGGGCCGGGCGCCGACAGGCCGGCCTGGATGACGTCCTTCGGGAAGCCCAGCAGCTCGGCCAGGCCAGGAGCGGCGATCATCGGCGGGTTTGCCTTGACCAACTGCCAGGCCATCCACTTCAGCCGATCCTGGGACTGTGGCTGGTCTCCACCGTCGAACGCGCCGGCAGTGACCAGCGCTTCGTCTCCGATGACACCCCGGTCCCACAACTGCATGGCATCTTCCATGCGGTTGGGCCGGACAGTCAGCGGCGAGGTGTCGTACCAGAGGGTGTAGTCATCCGGGTCCTTGCCCATCGCCTTCAGCGCGGGCGCCAGGTAGGCGGTCGTGAAGGCGTCGCAGAGGCGGGTCAGCACCGGCTCGATGAAGAGCTTGATGCTCGTCTCTTCGATCTGCCAGCTTCCCCAGTGGTTGGCGTCGCCCTGCCCGAGGAGGTCTTCCGGCGCCACATCGAGCCCGAGCGCGAGCCGGCGGATGGCCTGGTCCAGCTTGGCCTGGAGTTCCGCCTGAATCGGGCTGTCGAACTTGATGTGCGCGAAGGACTGCCCGATGTTGGCGTGGGATCCGTTCACCTGGCCGGGAACCGTGGCCATGATCGGAACCAGGCCGGCCGCACCGCCCGCGCCCAGCAGCTGTGCCTGCGCGGCCTCCATGATGGCCTCTTGCAAGCCCTGGATACCGCCCGGCTTGTCGCCCTTGGCCGGGAAGTCGATGCCCTCGGCCAGCAGCAGCAGGCCGGCGGAGATGAGCCGGGAATCGATCTGGCTGAACAGCAGCTGCGTCAGCCGCTCGATCTCACGCAGGGTCGGCAGGACGGCGCGCGCCGGGCTGTCGGCCACGTCGAACAGGCGCGGGTGCGGCGTCCACACGCGCATAATCAGATCCTGCTTGGGCCGCAGCACGTGGTACCCGCCGCCACCCTGGAAGGTCATCGGCAGCTTGACGGAGATGGAACCGACCTGCTTCTTCAGCTCAGCCGGGGAGGCGACGAACCACTTGTCATCCTGCTTTCCGCTGCCGCCGATCGCGATCACGTAGCACTCGCCGGCCACATACTCTTGGATGCCGATGGTGCGGATGACTTCGCTCTTGGCGGCCGGCCCGCCGAACATGCCTTCGGACAACAGCTGGATAGCCGGGTCCTCGACCTCCCTGCCGGGCCGGCCGTTGTTGTCGACCTCAGCGACGAGGAGTCGGCAGCGCGACATCGCAGCGGCCTGTCGGTTAGCGACAAACCGGAATTCTCCGCAGATGTCATAGTGGCGCCAAGATTCCTTCTGCCACTCCAGGTCGCGAATCTTGAACACGCTCGACGTACTGGCGGCCTGAAGGTCCAGCTGGGTTGCCGCAGCCACCAGGCCGGAGCGCGGGGGTTCGGGACGCGGGCGCTCAGGCGGGACAGCCGGCGTACTGCGACGGAGACTCGGCATCTACTGCCCTTCGCGCTGCGCAAGGAACCCGGTCACGTACGAAGCCGCAAGGGCGAAGGCCGGTGCCCACACCCACGGACTTCTGCCCCACAGCGCGACCACGGGGGCGGCCACCGCGCCCACCCAGATGGAGATGCACCATGGGCACATCGCCAGGTAGGCCAGCAGGGGCGGCTGGGCCATCTGCTCGGCGCCCGGATCGGGTCCGTATGCGCGCCGAAAGCGGGACGCCACGAACCGGTAGCGCCACTTCTCGGTGAGCTTGTCACTGGTGATGAGCCGGCTCACCCTCGCGACAGCGAGAACATACAGCGTGAGGATGATCGCCGAGGGCATGAGC